CTGGATGATGCCTTTGGTGCTTGCGGTGGCGTCGGGTAAGTCGGCTGGCGTCAGTGCGCGGAATGTCGGGGCGGCGTTGGCACCAGTTGTAGGGCCAGCCCAGACACTGTTCGCTGCTTGCGTGTCAGATGTTGCGGTGATTGTGGCGCTGTAGGCATCTGGGTAGCTAACTGCAAGGTTGATCGGCGTCGAGTCCGAAATGTTGATCGTCCCGAGCGACGCTTGACGCAACCACTGCGAACCGGTCCAGGTGTACTCGATTCCGGTGTTGGTATTGATCCATTGCTGACCGATAAACGAGCCAGTGCCGGACGGAGTAGCTGCCGCAACGATCGCAGCGGAGTTGTCAGCCAGCTTTGCGGCTGTGATGGCGTCATCAACCACCTTTGTGGTAGAAACCGCGTCAGCCGCAAGTTTGGCGTTGGTGACGGCAGCGCTGGCGATTGTTGCCGCAAAACTGCCCGTGCCACTGCCGGTGACATCACCCGTCAGCGTGATGGTTTGATCGCCAGTGTTGGTGCCGGAGCTGGTGCCGCTGAAGCTTGAACCATTCGTCCATGTGCCGGTGGCGGTGGCAAGGGTGCCCAAGCCTAGGGTTGTGCGCTGCGCGGCGGCATCGGCATCGTCAAGCAGGGCTCGGCCAGCCGATGTGCAGATGATCTCCTCGACGGTTCCGGAGCCGGCCGTGCTGCGCCCCAGTAGACGATCTGTGGCGCTGACGTTCTGGATCTTGCTGTAGGTGACAGAGCCGCTGGCAAGTTCACTGCTCCCCACAGCACCAGCAGCGATCTGCGTGGCCGTAATGGTGTCGGTGGCGATCTTGGCCGCCGTGACGGCACCGTCAGCGATCTTGGCGGTCGTGATTGACCCGTCAGTGATGTTGCTAGAGCCAAGAGCAGCCAGTTTGGCTGAAGTGATCGAGCCATCCGCGATCTTCGCGGTCGTAATGGCACCATCCGCGATACCGGCCGTAGGCATCACCACCTGCTGGTAGCTGGTGCCGTTGAAGACCTGAAGATTCCCAGAGGTGCTGTTGAAGTAACCGCGACCTTCGAAGTTGTCCGTGATGGGCGCGGTAGCCTGAACCGCAACCGAGCTGTCCGCAGCAAGCTTGACGGCTGTGACCGCCCCACTGGCCAGGGCTGCTGCACCGAGCTTGATGGCTGAGTTCTGATCGATCTTGGAAATATCGATCGCGCCGACCGAGGCCAGGTCGACTGCTGCATCTGCGAGATCTTGGACTGTGACCTTTTTGGTCTCGCTGGCAGAGATGTCCGCGATCGGCAGGACGTCGTTGGCCGCAACGCTGGCAGCGGGCAACGACGTGAGCTGAGTAATCCTCTGGTCGGCCAAGGCTCAGTCCCCTTGTTCTGCGGTGCTAGGAGCCATGCTAGTCCGTCTCTTCCGTGAGCAGGAAGTCCAGTGACTGTTCCAGGTTGACGCGATCCGCGTCCTCCTTGAGGATGTAGCCGGATGGCTTGCCAAAGACCAAGCGAATATCGCCAGTGGTCACGAAGTCAATCGCGCACTCGATGGCCTGACCGGCTGTGACCTGAACGCCGGCGCGAGTGATGACGGCAGTAAGGTCGTAAAAGACTGTTTCGACGTTTGCGTCGACCTGTTGATCGGTCATGTAAAGACCGATGTCGCACTCGCTGCCGATGTCAACCCGCTGGATGATCTGCATCACCAAGAGGGCCGGCTCGTCTACGCCGCTTGTTTCATAACTAAATGAGCAGTTAATCCGTCCCGAGCCGCTAATCAGGCCAGCGGAATACTGGCGGCGAAATTTGTCACTGAGAGTCGTAATATCAATAGCCTCTCGATCCGTGCTGAACTCGTAGCTCTGGATGCAGCCCAAGATATTGAAGGCTACGTCGCGGACGGAGATCTTGACAGGAATAGGCGCACCAGAGAAGGCGCTGACAGGGATCTCAGCCGCTCGCACGTTATTGACCGCATCAGCAAATGTGCGGAAAAAACGAAGACCGCCAGCTGCATTGACATTGACGTATGCACTTAAAGCGTTGCTTACAGTGTTGTCGTTCCAGGCGCCGTTAGGAAAAAACAACAGCAGGCGCGGATCGGTCGTGGTGATCTCAATCCGATCACCCGTCAAAAGGTTTTCAATCGCACCATCAAAGCCGACTCGGTTTAGAGTAGTGTTGACATCATCTGGATTGATAAATCCCTCAAGAAAGCCAAACTGCAGCTGAGAGCCGCGCCGCAGCTTGATGTTTCCCTGATTTCCAAGGAAGAAAGTCATTAGGCCACCACGTCGAGGAAGTCGCCATCCACTTGGAACTGAATCGGCACCACGCTGAGCTCGCCCGTGCTTGCGGCAACCTGTGCAGAGGTAATGTAGGCGTTGAACCGAATGTCATCGGCTGTGCCACCGCCGACATTCAGTTCAAGCTCAACCCGGTCGGACTCCAAGATCGCGCCAAACTTCATGATCTTGGCCAGCAGCGCTGTGAACTGGGTTTTGGCTTCGCCGGCCTCAAGTCGGTAATACAGGAGCGTGGCAGTCCCGCTGGCGGACTTGATGCCAGGCGTAAAGGTGCTGACAACGCTGTCGATCGTGTTGGTGCTGAGCAGCTCGACGCTCGTCTCCAGCGACCAGTCGCGGATCTTGGCCACTGGCAGCGAATTGAAAACCAGGGTTCCGGTGCGACCGGTGTAGAACGCCATCGCTCAGCTCCTCGATGGGCACAGACTAGCGCACGGTAAACAGGATGTCGCTAAGGTCCGCAATCTGGCTGAGTGTGGCGGATCCACTTTCAACACACGGATGTTCCAGCGCTTTCACGCTGACCTGGCCGTCTTCGTCCATTTGCACCTCGGTTACCCGAAACACCCGTTTATTCGTGACAGTTTGGCCGAGCACGAACACGTATCCGGGGTATGAAGCCAGTTGAGCTGACGTCCCAGCTGAAACGCTGACACCGGTCAGGCGCACTACGGGAGTACCGGATTTGTAGAGCAGCGCCGTGTAGCCGGAACCGCTGATGGGATTGGACAAGGGAGTATTGAGCACGCCGCCGGCTTCAACCACACCAGTGCTGACCTGGTCCCACTCGTTGCGGCCAATTGCGACGTAAATGTAGGCGCCAGGAGACAGGACGCTGTCGGTCGGGAACGTGCTGAACTCAATGGCGCGACGAATGTACTTGCGCTGGTTGCAGATGAGTTTGCCGAATTTGATGGCTTGAGATCTGTTGGTTACGAACTGCGAGAGATCAAAAGACTGACGTACAGCACCAATGTCGGTCACGCCTGCTCGCCTAATTTCTAAACTGTTGTTGCGTGAAAATGTTTCGTCTGATTCCGTGTCACGATAGATGATTGTGGCAATTAAGTCCTGAGTGTCGGCTCCATAATCTAGGAACTCTTCTTTGTAACTATCTTCGATGATGTTGCCTTGGTTAAAGAGCGCAGTGATAGATACGTTTCGGGTAATCTGACCGGCGGCGTCGCATGGCACAGCTGGGACGAGGGTTTCCTTGCCGCCGATTCGGCCAAATTCAAGGAGGCTAAATGGTGCGATCTCGGCCCAGAACTGACGCCAGGGTGTCTGGTCAGCAATTACGCCATCCATGTAGAGCTGATTGACAGTGCAGAACCGTTTGGCCAGTGCCAAGGCGTCAAGGTCGATGCCTTCGATCTTGGCGTAGCGACCGATTCCGTTCAGCGGATCAAGGACTGTATCGAGGAAGATGTCGGGCGCGTAGCTGCTGGCGCCGTCGGGTGTAGAGGGATAGGTGCCGTTACTTGTCAGTCGGCGGACTTTTTTGCCCTTGGTGGCAAAGACCGTGACTGACCGTAGATCCTGAATGCCTTGGCCGCTGTAGGCATTAAAGCCAAACATTGCTAGGTTGCTGTAAAGACTGGGGTAGGTCGAGAACGGTTCGACGCGCTGCTCAGTGACTGCCATAATTGTCAACTCCGGCCCTTGGTCAAAGCTAAATTGCATTTGAGTGTCGGAGCGAAGTGAGAATAGGGTCCATTCGTCGACTTCTGAGGGGTTGTTATTTCTTGGAGAAAGATATGTATTGACTGGCGCAGCAGTCGCTCCAAGGAATTCGATTTTTGTGCCGTCGGGATTGGTAATAGTGACAAAGTTGCCGCTGTTTTCGATATACGCAAAATCTGCCAAGCCTTCTAGGCGCATCTCAGCAGCGGTCTCGGCGATAGGGTCAAACGAAAATTCGTAGCCACCGTCGTTGTTCAGTCCGATAAAGCGCAGCGAAATAAAATTGTCTATATCGGCGGATCGGCGGACGCAAAAAATATAGTTGACTTTTTGCCAAGTAGTTGAAGTCGTCTTACGATACCAGAGCCAAAAGAAGGCGGAGCGGTACTTGATCCCGTTATCGCTGTCTTTGTATGTTTGCACCTTGTTGTCTGCGTATTTTGCGGCACGACCTTGGATCCGCTTGAAAACACGAGCCTTCAAAGCAAAATCAACAACACGGCATTGAGTGATAGTTGTATAAGATGCTTCCTCAATTTTTACCATGCACTTCGTATCAAAAAAATCATTCTGTTGCTGTCTGGGTAGCAACGGATCTAGTTCTTTGTAAAACAACGTTCCATAGTCGCTCTGAGGGCAAAGACCCGATCGAATACATTCAAACGTGACTACGATGTCTGCCTCTTCAATGTTGTAATCGGAAATTGACTTGACGCGAAATCTTGCGCTGCCTAGTTTATAGATGCTGGCTGCATCAATACTGGAAAAAACTGCCTTGCGGGCATCGGATGCTGCAATTTTGTCGTCTCCAACAAGATTAGTGAGCATTGCAATAGTCAGCGTAAATTGATGCCCGACGGGCACCGGAATTCTCGTGATTGCGGGATCGTTTGTGGGCCAATATGCGGCTAGGCCGTCTGTCGTAACGCCAAACGGTACAAGATTTCGCTGCCCATCGTCGTTGCGCCCGCTGTATTCCATGTTGATTGGAATAGGCGCAAACACTCCAAATTTGTTAAGCGTGGATGGCGAAAAAGCTTGGCTAAAGCCTTCCTGCATTTGCATCCCGGCCGGACGCACGCGATATACAAAATCAGAGGCGGATGCACCAGCTCTAACAGGATCGGCGGTATCGCCGCTAGCAAGATCAGAAAAGCGAGTAAGACCAGTCGATGTGTAGGTCCAGGTTCTCTGGCTGGCGAATTGCTTGACAGGTGTTTGACCGAACGCGGTTTTCGTGAAGTCAATCTGCTCGATTTGACCAGCTCCGATGGCCATCAGCATTTGCATGTACTGACTGGAGCCATAACTAGAAACAGCGGACCATACGAGTGAGGTCGAAACACGCACGCCGCCAGTCGCGTTATCGGCTGTGTTGCAATAAACAAGATTGACCGGATCGCCATATTTAGCCAGCTCTTGGGCGCTGTTAAATCCAAAGCGTGGAGAAAACTGCTGGTCACGACGCCCAGGGCGTCCGCCGGCAAGGCTTGGGATTTGGGGCTTTTGGGTGAGCAGGACGGCGGCGACCTGAAACACCACGCCGACGACAGCGAGAACAAGTGCAGTAACGCCGAAGTCACCCTGCAGCTCCTGCAGCTTTTCCTCCGGCGACTGGGTGTAGTCGTGTTGAACCGATAGGAAGTCGAGGTAGTCGTCCTCGGAGATCCCCAGGGTACGGATCAGTTCGTGCTCGTACGGAAGGAGGCGGCGCTTCATCGGCTCATCCAGAAGTAAGTTGCAGCTCCGTCCGGCAAAGGCGATCGAACGACGAGCTGGCCGGCTCCAATAAACACTACCCCACCATCGATGCAGGTGCCCAATGCTCGCCCAGCCGCGCTCGGTAGAAGTGCTACTGCGCCAGCCTTTGGGCTATCAATCCGGTCGCCGTGGGTTAGCAGCCAGCGCAGTAGGAGGCCATTGCGAAAAGTCTCCTCAGTCCAGCGCTCGTAGACCCATGCGAAGCGCTCGCGATACGACGACAGCCGCAGCCGCCTCCGCACTTCACAGGTGAGCTGAAAACAGTCGGTGAGGCCGCTGCCGTCGTCCGGTGCGTGGCCCCAGCCATACCGCAAACCGATCAGATCGTTCATCGTAGGTAAACCTCCGAGTTCAGAGGCAGTGGTCCGACCAACTCGCGGCTCAGCGTTTGCGCGGGAAAGGCCGAACCGACGCTATCAATCGCGGAGCGAAAACGAAGTTCGATCGTTGTTTCGCTGAAGCTGGCACCAACGCCAACGTAGAAATCGCTCACGGCGTTGGCAATCTGCCCACTGGCGGTGATCCAGGCCGTAGTCAGTCGCAGTTGGCTAAGCCTGTTGCCGTTGCCTGCTTCCACCAGAAGCAGAACGATGTCGAGGTGCGGAAATAAAACCCGCAGCTGCTGATTGTCGCCGCCCAGCGATGCTGTCGTGCCTTCGGCCTGGAATGGTGCAAACGCGTAAGATTCGCTTAAATACGAACTGCTTTCGTTGATGAAATAGTTTTGGTAGAGGTGGTTGCTGCCATTGCTGGTCGTCAACCTGAAATACTGCGCGATTCTGATTTCAGACATCAGACTGTCAGCTCTCCAACCAGAGTAACCGACACGCTGCTGCGTCCGGTAATGACCGACTCCACTTCAGGGGCCTGCTCGTACTCCCACTTAATTCCAGTGGGAGACTGAATGTAGGTTTGCAGGCTGGTGCCCATGCCAGCAAATAGGGTGGTCGGCAGCGTGAATCGCACAAAGCCAGCCGCCGTATCAATGTAGTGCTTGACGATCAGTTGTGCCTGGGCGTCGGTGATGTTCTCGAACTGCAGGCTGAGCGAGTAGCCGGTCGGTTTGTTGCCGAAGCTGCGCTTTACCGTCGCGCCAGACATCGCCCGATACACCTTGGTCGGATAAGAGCCCATTCTGAATGAACGGGCCGAAGGCTTGATGTCAGGAAATGGCAGAGACATCAGCGGAGACCCACCTGGCGACGTGTTGTCGGGCTCTGTTGCAGCCTATCAAGAGTCATGCTCATGCCGCGCTTAGCGCCATCGCGTGAAGCTGCCTTGCGCGTCTCAGTCATAGCAGCCTCCAGCTGGTCGCGGCTGACGTACTCAACGCCGCCAATGTTGGTGGTCTGGAATGTCATGTTGAGCGTCGGTGACTGCTGCTGCACTGGCGAGCGGCCCATGATCTCATTCATCTTGTCCTGGCTCTTGAGCGACACCGGAATGCGGCGGCCATCAGGCAGCGGCACGAATGCCTCAGGTGTCGAGCCCTCGCCGAACAGAGCCATCTGCGGGCTGTTGGCAATGCCGCCGCGGGCGTACTTCTTGAGTGGTACGGGGCCGCGGGAGGTCATGATGCCGCCGTCTGCGAAACCGTAAGCCGCAACGCCAGCATTGAAATTTGCAATTCTGTCGACTCCGCCCCCAGTGCTTCCGCCGCTTAATCCCAGCCCCAGCGCCTTCAGGATCGTCTGCAGCGTGATCATCACCAGCTGCTTCGCGATGATGTCGGTGGCCATCTTGATGAATGACTGGCCGATATTCGCGAACATGTCCGAGAGCGCCTGCTTGATCGAACCAGAGCCGGTGACGACGGAGGTCACGGCTGTCGACATGGCGCCGGAGATCTCGCTTTCAACGGTCTGACCGATGGTGATCAGGACGCTCTGGATGTTGGTCAGGTCCTCAAGCTGCTGCTGCAGCTGGTTGACGTAAGTGGCCAGGCGGTTGTTCTTCTCAAGAGCCTCGAGTTGCTCGGCCTGCGCCTGGATGGCGTCAACAATCGATTGCTCACTGGCAAGGCGGCCATCGACCTCGCTTCTCAGTTGCTCAAGATTAGAGCGCTGTTTCTCAGTGAGCTCAGTGTTTTGCAGCTCAACCCCGAGCTGGTTGTAGAGCTTTTCAAGGCGCTCAATTTCCTTGTTCGCCATGACCTCTGTCTCGGCCCGCTGGCGAGCGATTTCCGGATTGACGCCACTCTTCAGCAGCTCGTACATGCGAGTCTGCGTTTCGAGCTGATCACGTCCCGACGCGGTCGCAGCGTCTAGCTCCTGCTTGTAAGACCCGAACTCCTTGGTGTACTCAGAAAGCATCTGGTTGAAAGCTTTCTGGTTCTGCGCAGCCTTTTCGGTTTCGCTGGCCAGACCCAGCTGCCCGCCTTGCTTCCGAATGCCGCCCATGATGCTGGACGGATTGAATCCACCAGGCGCGGCCGGCACTCCGTTCGGAATGGCGCCCATGGCGCCTGGCAGGTACTGCCGATACGCCCCAGAGCGGTACACCGACCAAGCGTTGAAGCCTTGCGACTGGAAGATCTGTCGAGCCGCGTTTGCGTTGGTGGCGGGGTCGTACAGCGCGTCGTTGCTGCCGATGCCGAAGCTGCGACGACGCTCGGGGCCCATGCGCCCCATCATGTTGATCTGCCACAGGCCGTAAGACAGATCACCCGTGCGCGGATTGTTATTCAGTGCGCGACTGCTGCCGCTGCTTTCGGCCATGGCGATAGCAGCCATGATCCGAGCATCCCGGTCGCTAAAACCTGCGGCCTTCGCAAGTCCAACCAAAGTGCCCACACCAACCTTGCCGCCTTGCACTGCGCCAGCGGTAAGCGTGGAGGCGCCAACTTGACTGCCCGGCGGCGGAAGGATGGGTGCCGGTGGAGCGCCAGCAATCAGACCGGCCGCTTTCTGTGCGCCCGTGACCATGCTTTCCGCCAGCTTGTCGCCAGCGCTTTGCAGGATGTCGGCGACCGAACGGGCGTAGCCCTCCTGGAGTTTGCCGATGCTGTCAGCAACGCCAGCCTTGAACTCCTCGATCTGACGCTGGAGCTGCGTCTGGCGATCAACTGCTGCTTCTTCGTTCTGAATGCGCTGCTCGCTGTAGCGACGAGAGATCTCAAGGAGACGCTGTTGAGCATCGACGCCGGCAGTGCTTAGGCCGGCTGCAGCCAGGCGCTGGCGCTCGCGCTCGAGCAGCAGGTCTTCTTCCTGCTCTGCGGTGCGTCGACGCGATTCGGCAATGCTGCGCTCGAGCTGCAGGCGCTGATCCCCCAGATCGCGCTCAAGATCAGCGGCACGCTTGATGCTTTGCTCACGCAGGTCCGCAAGCTGCTCGGCGTTGCGCTCGGCGGCTTCGCGGAGCCTGTTTTGAAGGTCAAGCTGAGCTTTGAGCTGCGCCTTGGCCGCCTTCTCGAGTGCATCAGTATCTAGGTCACCCTTGCCAGGCGCGCCACTGCTACTGCCGAAAGCGCCTGGCTTGAACTCTGGGAAGACTTGATCAGGGGTCAGCGGACGAGGAGGTTCAGTTCCGAAAATTCCCTTAATTCCTCCGCGCACCATGTTCCCCAGCGCGACGCCAGGGTTGTACTGCATAAACTCGTAGAAGCGCTTAATCAAATCAGCGAATCCGGTGACAATTGGCCCGAGCACTTCGCCGATTGATTTGATGACATAAATAATGTCACGACCGGCGTTCACCCAAGCGGTGACCCATTCCTTAATTGTCTGCTCATTTTGATTCAGCCAGCCCAGTAATTGTGTGACATTATCCTGCAGTCCAGCTCCAATTAACTGGAAAAGCCCACCGTAGGTTTCTGCGGCCGAGTCAAGGGCGATCTGCAGTCGAGCACCCGCTTTTTCAGGGCTATCGCCTATGATCTTTGCAATCTGGTCGTAATCCTTGAGCTGCCGCTCTGTGAATTTCACAAAGTCGGCAATAGTAACTTTGCCCTGCTCGAGATCCTTGGAAAGCTGCGGCAAGCTTCGCCCGGTAGCCGCCGCAAATTTCGCAACGGCGCCAGGCAGTCGTTCACCGATCTGGCCCTGCAGCTCTTCTGCCGAAAGCTTTCCTTTTGACAGAACCTGAACAGTTGCAGTGATGATCGCATCAAGGTCTTCCTGCGATTTACCAAATGCAACACCCGCTGCGACAACACCGCGATAGATATTCTCGGTTTCCTTGAGACTGAGTCCATTCGCCTTGGCAGCCACAGCAACCTGCGAATACCCAGTCAGCGTTTCTTTCAACCCAACTGAATAGTCGGCGCTGATCTTGCGAGCAGACTCAAGCAGCCTGTTGTATTCGGCTTGGCCGCTGGAGGCTTGAGCAAGAGTCGTCTTCGCAAGGTTGAGAGTGCTGACGTACTGCGCAACCAGGCCGATCTGCTGACGCGCCATCCCAACCTGAGCGCCAATCGCGCCACCGGCCAGGGCTCCACCCGGCCCGAAAAAGGCACCAATCCCCGCGCCGATCAGACCCTCAGGGCCGCCAAACACGCCCGACGCCGCAACCGCACCCGCGGTCTGCGCAAACCGCATGCCACGGCCGCTCTGCTGCTGAGCACCAGTAGCCCTATCAAGCTGGGCCTGATACTTGTTGATCGTGCCGGTGAGCCTCTGGTACTCACGGTCGGTCAGCGACAGCTGCGCACGAACGTCCTTCAGTGCGCTGATTGACCGGCGCAGGTCGTTCTCGGTGCGGCTGCTGGCACCACCCAGCTGCATCGCCGCATTCTTCAGTTTCTGCAGGTCAGCAGAGGCGGGTGCAGCCGTGGTCTGCAGCTGCCTGACCGCGTTCTTCAAGCTCTCGACCTGGTCGAGACCCTTCAGGAGGACTTCGATCCTGGCCCTGATCGTCTCATTTGCCATGGTCGTTTAGCACCTGAAGAGCGGCGGCCTCCATGATCTGGATGCCCTCCAGCATGGCCTTTGGATCCTCAACCGAGTATAGGCCGCACAGCCACTGGAGCACCTCGTACTTCAAGCCGGTGAAGCCACCCATCACGACGTTCCACTGCGTCTGCATGCGGAGGAACATCATGACGGTGTCCCAGTTCTCTTCCCAAACTTCAAATTCGTCCGGTTTCTTTTCAGACTGAGGAAGGACGACGCCCATAAGTCGGGCGTCGTCCTCTGTTTCGTCCTTTTCACCGTCAGCCGCGGCCCAGTAACGAGCCGCGTCCTTCAGTTTTTTGCCTTCGCCCCCTCCAGGCTGGCGAGATACGCCGTGATGACACCCTTGGTGAAACAAGGATCGTCCAGCATGTCCTTCATCGCCGTGGGGGTGAAGGGGATGTCCTTGCCGGCTTCGTCCTTGACACCCTCCCAGCCCTCGAGGACGGTCTCGATCAGATCGAGATCACCCTTGTCGATGAGCTTCTGAAACTCCTTGCGGCCGATGCGCTTGAAAATCGCGTCAAATGACTCGCTCTCAAAACGGCCACCGTCGACTGGGAACTCGACGGTGACAGGCCACT